GAAAGGCTTACAGCTCCTGGAAGTGCCACTGGTGTAGCCCAAGAGTTTGTTGTGCCTTCGGTAAGAACGGAGTAGTAAACATTTTTCAGTCCAAACTGAACTTTGTTTTCGCTCATTTTTATACCTCTATTTCATATGTTGTTAGATAACAGCGTTCACTTTCAATTTTTGAGCATCTTTTCGTGAAGTAGATACCGCTTTCTGTGAGTTTAGCCTCGACTAAAGCCTCATTTGCGACATCTTTGTTCTGTGTATAGAGCTCAATCATAAAGTGGTTAGCTGAATAAAATACTACGTTATCTGCTCCGAAGTCATTAGAATACGGAGTGTGGTAACAAATAAATGGAAGTGCAGGAGCCTGTTCATCTGGCCAAGCCCAGTACACTACCTTGTTGCTGAAGCCTGTAATAGATTCCAGCATTGTTTTCACTTCTGCTATTGTCATTCTCCAGCCTCAATTCTTCTTTTTAATAATCTTATAAATAACTCGTCTGCTTTCTCTTGCTCTGGTGCTACGTGTGGTTGAGCCTTCGTGTTGTCATTATAGACTTTACGTCCGCCTCTAACTTTAGCGTGTCCGAACTCCAGTAGGTGAGGGAGTTGATATTGGTTGTTGTATATTGTTGACTTCGCCCATCTATTCCCAGTCTCTAGTTGGTTTCTCCAGTTCCTAGCGTATTGCCCTGTATCTGCAGGAGATATTTCCATTAGATCTGAGACAACTTCGTTTGCGACTTCTTGGCAAGTTACTTCAACATTTGTGTAAGTAGCCTGTAAGTAGTCCTGTGCAATTTTCTCCATTGCCTTCGCTAATTCGTCAATATCAATTCTGGGTGTGTATGATGATCTGCGAGCCATTACTTTCCAACCTTCTTTTCCAAGAACAGTTCTATCGTGTCATTTGCACCAAGATATGTACGATAGATTGAATATTTGCTCGTATTACCGAACATAGTCAGTTCACATAGGTCTTGGCCTTCGTAATCAGGAGCAAACATCGTAGCTACAAACTGAGGCTTGAATCCTTGCTCGCCAGCTGCGAAAAACTCTGAACGACTTACGCTCTGGATATTGGCATAGACTGCGGTTGTTGTTTCCGTAAAAATCTTTTGCCCGATATCGTCAGTAGTGAAAGTCTTCTTAATAAGTGTCAGTGGTGTGCTTCTGTCCATACTGCACCTACCAATCTGTGTGACCAGTCATTGTTTTAAGCTGAGCAAGTTTCTGATGGTATATAGCTTCCCACGATGCCTTCGTATCACTGTCACCAAACTTCCATTTGCAGAAGGATATTACAGCCTCAGTAATCTGCGGATCTGTGCTAGTAGATGTAGCATCAGTTACGCCAAGCCCTGTCATTTCGGCAAGGCAAGAGTCAATATAGAGCTGTATTTCTGTATCGAAGGCTGAAGATGTGATTCGAAGTGCTAATTTAACCTTTGTCAGCATTTTCTAGTCCTCTCATATATGCTTGATATTCGCTTTCTCTGTAGAGATGTATTGCAGGGTAATAGGTGTCTAAATAAATGGTGTATCCAAGACAAATAGCTCTGATACAGAAGTGTCTATCTTCTCCGAGTAGAGCCCTCACGATGCACGGTATCCTTGTGTAAGATACGCCTCTTTCAAGTACGCCTCTATGGATCAGGAAACAAGCTCCTGTTCCGCCTACTGCATATATGCCAGGATTTTGCCATTCTGCTACATCCTCTGGGAACGATGAGCATTGGTCATACTCCCAAGCATTACTCCAGTAGTTTCCGTCCTTGCCTTTAGTCCAGAAGACTTCGGCAATAAGGCTTTTCTTTGTCTCAAGTAAGTGTGCTAGTGTCTGCGGTTGGAGAACTAGATCTGTGTCCACTGAGAAATAGTAGTCATAGCCTTCGTAGAGTGCTTTACGGAGCAAGATGTTCCGCATTTCGCTCATATGGTTCATTCCTACTAGATCCCAGTGGTGTTCTTCTTCATCACATTTATATTCCCACCCATAATTCTTAACGCAATACTCGTTCTCGTTGAGAAGTGGTATAACCTCTGGACAGTCATTTACTACCCAGAAGAAGTCAACCTCAACGCCTTCAGGTATCTCAAGTGCTTTGAGACTCTTTAAGTGTTGCTCGAATATATGTGGCTTTTGTTTTAATGGGGCACCGATTAGAACTCTCATTTCTGCATCTCCTTATATTGCTTTGATACCGTCTCTGTGATAGCAAACTTTCCCATATGGCCCACCTTAATTCGTGAGTCACAGAAAATCTTATAGCCAAGTTTCTTCGCTCTGATACAGAAGGAAATATCCTCGCCATATCCTCTCATAGGGTCAAACGCTGCGTGGTTCTTCTCGACAACTGCCTTCGCAACCTCACACTTCATTAGTACGGCTGCCATTCCGCAAGCATCTACTTCAAACAGTTCATCTTCAGGATAATCGTCATATCTTTCGGAAACATTCTCCGAAGGTTCGAGGCCCTGTCGGATAGTCTTATAAATACAAGGCTGATATGGAGGTCTGCGAGCAAAGAATAGTCCGCAAACGATATCTGCTCCTTTTTCGATGTCCTTGTACATCTGCTTTAGCATATCTGGTTCGAAGATCATATCCGAATCAAGCCAAAGGATGTAGTCTGCATTGGATGCAATTGCAGCTAATGTGAGTTTGTTTCTGCTGTCATAAACCAACGAGCTTTCGCTGAAGTTTATGGCTGTTTCGCCTTCGAGTTGCAAGTTTACTAGAGACCTGGCAAACATTGTATCGATGGTATCTTGTGCAGGGATTGCAATAAAAGTTCTCATAATGGTCGGCTCCATTTCTCGGCTATATAAAGTTAAACCCTGGAGCATAGCCGATCTACTCCAGGGCCTAATATAGAGACTAAGCTGTTGTGCTTACGAGTCTAACGATTGCTTCTGGAAGTGCAACCTTTGAATCGAAGGAAGCATATCCTCTGTAAAGAATCTGTGCGTTAGCAAAGCCAGCAATGTCAGATGCTTCAACTTCTGGGCCTTCGGAGAGGTTACCAACAACCTTCTTGAATGCACCAAGATAGAGAGCATTGTTTGCTGTTGTTACATAATCATCAACTACAACTGGGTAGCCGAGGATTCTGCCTACCATACCATTCTCTGTATCCTGTACGAAGATTGGCTTTCCGCTTGATGATGTGATGTTAGCAATCTGGCCATAGAGTGTCTTCTTGTTAACAACGAACTTAGCTTCTGAATCATAAGCTGCTGGAAGGAGAGCTACAAGATCTACTACGTTCTTGTATGTGAATCCTGATGCTGCTGTGTTGAGAATCTGGTTTGTGCCTGTTGTGTATGTGCAAGCTGCAATACCGTTTGTAGCATCGTTGAGGATGTAGTTATCAATTGCTCTAGCAATATCGCCAGAGAGCATTTCTACGAGCCAGCCTTCGAATGCATCGATAGACATCATCTTTGCGGACTTAGAAATACCAACAATCTTTACGAACTCGTATGCACCGAGAACTACCTTTACGGTTGTATCTTCTGATGTGCTGATTGCGGCATTTTCTGTGTGCTTAGCTGCAGCGTTTCTAACACCTTCTGTTACGAACTGGAGGTTCCCAGCTACTCTCATAAGAGTAATTTCAGAAAGCATTGGAGCGAGCTTCTTCATCTTTTCAAAGAACTTATCTGCTACGATTGTAGGGATTGCGTTTGTTGCGTAATCACCAGTCTGAGCGAATCCAGCTCTTTCTTCTGTTGTAAGGTTACCCTGGAGGTTCTTGAGCCAAAGGCTTCTGTATTCTGCACTATCTACTGTGAACATTTTTCTTTCTTCCTTTTTTTCGATTTCTACTGTTTCAATAACTTTTGTATCAGCAACGCTTTCAGCTACTGCCTTACGGATTTCTGCCTTTTCAGCTTCTGCCTTTGTACGTGCTTCGATTTCTGCATTGATGCTTCTTACTTCTTCAAGTAAAGCATCGGTGTCTGCTCCTTCAACTTCGCTTTCAGTTACGATTGCCTGTTTGCGTTCTTCCAGAGCTTCAAGTGTCATTTCGTTAATTTCCATTACTTTACCTCTGCTAATATCTTGATGCGGTTTATTGCATCACGTTTTGCTTTTGCCTGTTTTTCAGCTTCAGCCTTCGCACTCTCCAGTGATGACTTGGCACTTTCCAGTGTCTCGCCTAAACCTCTAGCTTCTAAACTTGTTTGTTCGTAAGCTGGCCAAGTGACCGCACTTACTTCAAATACCTTCCTGATTGAAAGGATATGTCTTGTAGGATGTTCGCCTTGTGGGTCATCCCAACTATCTTTATCGACAGTAAACATAAATGACATCCCTGATATGTCACCTCTGCCTGTTGCCGAGTAAAGGCTCTTAGAGTCTGCATTGTTTTCGGTGTCAAGATTTGCTCTCATATAGAGATTTCCGTCTTCTCCGACTTTCAGCTGCATTGTGCTGTTTTCGTTGTTGTTCCTGCTCCTTGCGAGTGGAATCATATCTGTATTGTGATTTACAAGTAAACGAACGTCTCTGAAGTCTGTCTGATCCATAGCACCAGGCTCGATAATTTCGGTGTACCATCCCATATCGGTTGGAGCACCTACCACTATTGGAGAGCCTTCGATGAACTTGCCACGTTCTTCGGACTGTTCAGCTCGCATTTCACAATTAAAAGCTCTGACTTCTTTATTCATTGTCATTGCCTCCTTCTGCTGTCTTTTCATTGGCGTTATAATATTCGCCTCTTATTGGTCTTACATCTCCGCCATCAATAGGTGGGAGATTCCATACTTCTCTTGCCTCATTTAGTGTGAGCATTCCACGATCTAATAGCTGAGCTGTCATATTGAGCTTGTCTGCATTAGTCATATACTGGAGCCTATTAGCTGTTGCCATAACTCCATTGTGGTTTGCCTGCTCTCTAGGACTGAAAATCATCTTTGTGATAACTTCCGAGATCTGAACTGCAAATACTTCAATACAGCCTTCGTAGAATGAAGACCACTGGTCACCGTATGCCTTGTTCTGCAGGATATCCTCGTTAACACCAAAGTAGTCAAATACATTGGCTTTAATCAGTGACATCTGCTCTGCATCTACTACGAATGGCTTGCTATCAACTTGCTGAATGTTCTTGTAGGTATTCGGCCATAAGAGGAAACCTCCGCCTGTCTGAAGGTTCTGTTCTGAAAAACGCTGTCTTTCTTTAGCTAAATCGGACTCGTTCATATAATTGTCGATTTGAGCCATAAACCTAAAGCTAGCGGCCGATTTGATGCCTTCTTGGATGCCTTGATTCTGCATTGCAATTAAGTCCATTGTGCTTCTGAGGGCTGCATTGTCTGAACCGAAGAAGTCTGACTTATATTGGTACTTTGTCAGGATTCCGACCTTCTCAAGCTCCATAGCACTGTTAGGGCTATTAGCGAAAGAGAATCGGATATATGGATCTCCGTTGCCATTCTGCACGAGGGCCCAACTTTCAGGAGCTATAGGGTAAACACCTATGGTCTCGCCAACTTTATTGAGCACTGGAACGATAAATGCTGTATTGCGTACGTCAAGGATAGTTGAAGTCCTATAAAGGAACTGGCTCCAGGTCATCCAAGAATTAGGAGCCTTCGCCATAGCTCTTGAGAGCATAGGCTGAGCTGAACCATAGAACTCAACTTTCAATTTGCTAGCGTGTCTTGCCCTGGCATCAATTGCTGATCTGACAAGCTCGCTTTCATATACGCCTTCGCCAAAACTTGAAAACACTGGCACGTATCCATTAAGCATTTTGAAATACGAGCCAGAGTCTGCAATTTTCGGTTGTGGACGAGGGAAAATCTTTTCAAATAAACCCATCTCATTACCTTTCGTTTTTTAACTGTTGGCCCATTTGGTCATAGTACTTTTGTCTAACTGTCATTGCATCGAGAAATGCTGCAACACCATCGATGTGATCTGACGGAGAGATTTTAACCAAACGGCACCTTCCACTACTGGAGTCATACTGAAGTGCTGAATTAAGCAAGTGTACTTTCAGCAAGTCATTATCTCCAATGTTTATACGGCCATCCAAAATAAGCCCTTCAACTTCACGAATTACTGGAGCAAGATTGTAACCCTGCCACACATCGTCTGTATGGAAACCGTAACTATTTAGATCCTGAACTAGATACTGAGCACAATAGCGGTCATATCCAGTTTGTAGAGGATACACGTGATACTGGGTGATTAGAGACCTCATAAACTCGAAACAGTCTCGGTAATCAACACAATTTTCGCCTGACAGCTTTAAGAGCCCTCGGTCAATGTATTGCTGATAAGGGAGACCATCTCTTGCGATAGCATCGGCCAACTTTTCCGAAGGCAAGTAAAACTGTGAGAAAACATTAAAAATGCCGTTACGCTCAATTACACACGTTACGGCAGTGAGGTCAGTGGTCTGCGACAAGTCTATGCCACAAACCGCATAACATTCTGCAAAATCTTCAAGCTTTATAGGGTCACCAGTGCAAGCTGCAATCTTATGTGCAGGGATCCAAGCCAGTGAACTGCTTTGCTTAACATTTGCATATTTAGTTAGAAACTCGGCCTTTTTAGAGAGCGAGCCTTCGGCAACAGCTATTTCTTCTAGGAGGTAGTCAACTGTTACTGATACGCCCAGGTTAGGATTACTTTTCCTGAGCTCATTTATATCGTTCCATTTCTCTACATCGTCAATCATATAGAGGAATGGGAGCAATCTTTTTTCACTTGAGTTGCCAAGTAAGAATCTTGTGCATCTCTTTATAAGTTCATCATAGATACCATCAGATACATATCCTGCAGTAGAACACGAAAGCATTTGGCCTTCAGGTCTAGCACCCATACCTGACTTCAGTACTTCATATTGCTTTAAGCCCTGGTCACCTTGCCAAGAGGCTATCTCATCGCAAATAGTAAGGGAAGGATTGAAACCATCCGACTTGCGAGCTGAAAATGCTATCTTCTTGACTGTGCTATTCATAGCTGGAACACAAAGGTCGGATTGTCTGTGTCTAGCCAGATCAGAGTCATCTATGATTTTCTTGTTATGTGCATCTCTTTGGTCAGCGTTCTTCTTAGCCTCCTGCCATTCAGGATCTAATTGAATCATCTGCCAAATATCGTTATAGATAATGTCTGCCTGTTCAAGCTTTGGAGCAATGCAGTACACTCTCGCACCGAATCCACCGTCCTTGATGAAACTGTATTTGCCAACTGATGCACCCAGCAAGGATTTACCATTCTTCCTGGCTACAATTAGCACAACTTCTCGGAACTGGCGGTATCCAGTGTCTTTATCACAGATTCCGTACATACAAGACAGAAAAGCCTTTTGCCAAAGCTCAAGTTTCAATTCGCTCGGAGCTTTAGGGCCTTCGGTGTGGAAACAGTGGTGCTCAACGAAGTCAATCGCATCATTCGCTTTCTTCTGGTCAAAAACAAAGGAGCCTTCGGCCAAGCCAGCCACGATATATTCGTAAACTAGCTTAATCCACTTGCCAACACAGACTGAACCATCCTTTATCTGTTGGTAGTACGCATATATGTAGTTATCTTGTGTTTTCTCGTTGTTAGTTTTGCTTATTTCCATACGATTTCGGCTCAATCTCTCTGAAAATGTATTTTGTGACCCCGCGATTCTATCTACACCAAATACGACAAGTTCGGCTTCGACTTCTATCTGGTCGATACCGCAGGTATCCGTAAGAAGAACAAGG